GACTGTTGAAAGCTTCACCAGCTGGTGACACCATCAGAGAAAAGCAGATACGGGAAGACGCACAGGAAGTTGGCTTTGCCAATGTGCGCAAGCAGCTAAGTGTTGGGGCCTACCTGGCATGGCTCATCAAGCAGCACGGCTACAAGAAAAAGGGCAGGCACAAGAAGGCCAGCTTCAAGGGGCTTGATGTTGAGAAGCTGCTGGGGAGTGAACTGGCAGAACTGATCAACGGCTTCAGTGGTGGCAAGATATTTGTTGCCAGCCACATCAGGGCGCTACGGGTCAACTCTGCAGAGTACCAGGTTGCCAACGGCACAAAGATCAATCTGTGGTGGTTCATGGCATGGCTCAAGAGAAGACTACTTGAGAGCAAGCCACTGAAGAACAAAGCCAAGACGCATGCCCAAACATTGCGGGAAGTGTCAGAAGCCAGCAATGACATCTGTGAGATCATGGGGGAAATGCCCAAGTGCCATGACCCAAAAAGGCGCAGGGCCTGCAGCAAGGACCTGGCCAAGTATCTAAGGATCTACCACAAGAACACCTTCACCAGGCCATTCAGTGAACGCCACATAATGATGATCAACCGGGCGCAGGACAGTATGCATAATGCTATCTGGGCGCTTGAAACTGCCTTCCGTGGATTTGGCAAGACAAGCATTACAGAGGGCATGGCAGAATGGGCGGTCAACTTCGGTTACAGGAAGTTCGTGCCAATCATCGGGCCAGGTGGGGATCATTCGGAAGACATCATTAAGAGCATGAAGATGGAGTATGAAGAGAATGATATTCTCTATCAAGACTTTCCAGAGATCTGTCATGCAATCAGGGCGCTAAAGGGCAGGCCACAGCGTTGCAACACTCAGACATACAAGGGCAAACGGACATACATTGAGTGGGGCAAGAGCGTGTTGACGCTGCCAACCATCGACAAGAGCAAGGCCAGCGGTTCAATCATCATGGCCAAGAGCTGGCGTGAGCGGATACGTGGCCTGAAGCACAAGCGAAAAGATGGCAGCATCATAAGACCTGACTTGCTAATCTTTGAGGACCCACAGACAGAGCGCGATGCCTACAGCGAGGCAAACAGAACAAGCCTGCTCAGGGCTATTGGGAATGCCGGTATGGGTCTTGGTGGCCATGAGCGGAAGATTGCTGTACTGATTCCAAGTACGATCATCACCTATGGGGATGCAATTGACACCCTGAGAGACAAGAACAAATATCCCAACTGGCAGTGTAACAACACTCCGATGATGCTTCAGATGCCAAGTGATGAAGCCATGGAGCTTTGGCTTGGCAAGTACAAAGAGATTCGGCAAGACTTCAGGGATGAAGTGCCGGGTGATAGCCACAGGGTACAGAAGGCCAGCACACGGTTCTACAGGAAGCACCAGGAAGAGATGGATGAAGGGGGCAGAACCAGCCGACCCCAACTGTTTTGAAGAAGGTGAGATCAGTGGCATTCAACACGCCATGAACCTTCTGATCGACAATGGCAAGGAATACTTTGCTGCAGAGTGCCAGGGGGATCCAAAAGACCCGAAGGAAGGCAGCGAGGACAAGGTTGATGCTGGTGTGCTTGCCAAGAAGCTCAGCATGGTCAACCGGGGCCTGGTGCCAGTGAGATCTGAGAAGCTGGTTGCCTTCATCGATGTGGGCACCAAGTCTAATCTACATTGGGTGCTGATGGGGATCAGTGCAGCCTTTGATTGTGATGTGATTGACTATGGTGTGCAACAGGTGCCTGACAGTGTTGATGGTGAGGAAGTGGCAATCAGGCAGGCGCTTGATATTGCAATTGAAAAGATCATGGGAAAGGCCTGGCTGACTGAAGACGGCAACCCGATGGAAGTGAACCGGCTGATGATTGATACAGGCTACCAGCAGGAAGTGGTGTTGACAACCATTGCAGAGAACAAGCACCGGTTGCGGATCTATGGCAGCAAGGGCATACCAATCAACGTTGGCGGCAAGTGGTATCCAGCCAAGGGCAAGAACGTGGCCAATGGACCTGGTTGGCGCAGGACACGACACAAGAAAAGTGCAACGGTCTGGGTGGTGAACTATTGGGCAAACTACTGGAAGTCATTTGGCTTTGAGCGGATCATCACACCGATGGGCGGCAAGGGGCGGCTGGCGCTGTTTGGTGACAGTGAGGACCTGCACAGCGAGTTCTGCCAGCAGATGAACAAAGAGAGCAGGACACGGGTTGAAGCCAAGGGTGAGTGGTATGACTTTTGGAACGCGCAACCATTCAAGGCCAATCACTTTTGGGATTGCGTGATAGGCTGTTGTGTGGCGGCAAGCAATGACGGGGCATTGATGCCAAGCCAGACACAGGTGCAGCAGGTCAAGAAGAGAATGACGCAAGCGGAAGCAAGACGCAACAGACGGGGGGGAAGAAGACGATGAGTGAAATAGGCATTGCTTGCCCACAGTGTGAGAACGTTGACAATGAGGTAACTCGCACAGTGGTTGGCTGGAATGAGACTGTGAGAGAGCGCGTGTGTGAGTATTGCGGGGCCAAGTTCAAGACCATTGAAGAGAACATCAGATGCAGGGGTTGCGGGTGTGGCCACAGCCCGGTTCTGAGAACAACAAAGCTCTCAGACAATATCCGCAGAACGCGACAATGCCGCAACTGTGGCAGGCGATACAACAGCACAGAGAACAGTGAAGAAGAGAAAAAACAATACATGTAGTGCAAGATTTAACACATCACGCCAAAACGATACAAAAGAATTGAAGCCCACCAACTTCTGCCGTATGAATCCCCGTATGGCACTTGCATGGACATACAGTGACTACATCACCTACGATCCGGGGTCTGCACGGCTGACCAGGTTGCGCCTGCACATCCAGGAAGTCACTGATGCAATCAAGAATCCTCAACGTCTTACGATCTCAGGGAAGGACCTGACCAAGTATGACTTGCGCAAGTACCTTGAGGGACTGAAGGCAGAAGAGAAGCAGTCAAGCAGCTCCACAAAGAACAACTTTGGCATGACGTTCTTCAACACCACTCAGCCAGGAACGCGATAAATGGTCAGCAATGGCAAGAAGCAAAAGCAGCGCATTCCATTCACTGCAGGGCAGCCTGGCAGAGTGCAGGCCACTCACACCAAGCCCATGTTCCTGGCCAAACGCCAGACCGTGAAGGCAGGGATGCTTGACCTTGGTGAATCTGCTTTCATGGATCGTCACTTTGCCTACACCACCACAACCCAAGCTGATGTTGCAATCAACAAGGGTGCGCGTGAGCGTGTGCGGGTTCGGGCACGTTACGAAGTAGCGAACAACAGCTATCTGAAGGGTATGGTTGAAACGCTGGTCAATGACATTGTTGGCACTGGTCCACGGCTGCAGATCCTTGACCGGCAAGATGAAAAACTGAACCGCATGATTGAAGCAGACTTTGCGGCCTGGATGAAGGCTACTTCATTTGTGCAAAAGTATCAGACATCAAAGCGCAGCCAAAAGATCGATGGTGAGATCTTCTTTGTCATGACCACCAATCCCAAGGTCGCGCATGATGTGAAGATGGATGTGATGCTTGTCGAGGCTGACCAGGTTGACACTCCCATGCAGGTGACAGGCCTGAACAATGGCATTGTCGATGGGATCAAGTTTGATGAGTACGGAAACCCAGAACGGTATTGGGTGAAGCGGCGCAGAGCTGGCAAGCTGAACCTGAGCCTGAAGTATGATGAGTATGCAGCATCGTCTGTCATTCATCGATTCCGCGCAGATCGTCCTGGCCAGCATCACGGCTATTCTGAGCTGACTGCAGCCCTGCCACTTGGGGCACACCTACGGGCATTCACCTTGGCAACGGTCAAGGCAGCTCGGAGTGCAGCAAACTACAGTTGGATCTTGGGCACCACTGGCGAAGGTGGAGAAAACCCAACTGGCGTTGCTTGGGATGAGATCGATCTGGAAATGGGAATGGGCATGGTCGCGCCTGATGGTTACAAGCCCTACCAGATTGGCTGCAGAACATCCTTCAACTACATATCCGCAGTTCAAGGGTGAGATCCTGAACGAAATGGCGCGGGTGCTTGGCATGCCATTCAACAAGGCTGCTGCCAACTCTTAAAAGACTACAACTATGCTTCAGGGCGTCTTGATCATCAGGACTATTACAAGAACATTCAGTGTGAGCAGTCAATTGACTCACAAGTGATCATGGATCCTGTCTTTTGCTGCATGGTGGAATGAAGCGCGGCTGCTTCCACGGTATGCCGGGATGCTGAGCGCTCCAATGGCACACAAATGGTTCTATGATGGAACGCGCCATGTAGATCCACAGAAGGAAGCCAACGCGCAGTCAATCCGGCTCAAGAACCGCACAACCACCTATGCGCAAGAGTTTGGCGCAGAAGGAAAGGATTGGGAAGCTGAGTTTGAGCAGATGGCCCGTGAGGATGCCAAGATGGCTGAGCTGAAGATTGTGGCCGAGAATATCACGATCATTGAACAAGAGGAAAACACAAATGCGAAATGACAAGATGCCCATGCTGTTGGCTGCTAAGAATCTCAAGGTGTTTGGTGCCATGGGTGCGGCCAATATCGTGGCTGCAGCAACTGAGAACGATCTGCCAACCTACTCCATGGAGGTCTATTCAGGTGGTGAAATGGTTGTGGGCTACTATGGCCGCACAGTCATTGACCTTGATGGCCTGAAGATTGCCAAGGCAGCAATGCCAGCCCTGAAGGACCACGACACCAGCCAGATTGTTGGTCATGGCAAGGCGGTCATTGAAGGCGGCAAGGTCTTGACCGAAGGAATTATCAGCGGCACCGGGCCAGCTGCTGTTGAAGTGGTTGGAAGTGCCAAGAATGGCTTCCCATGGAAGTCGAGTATTGGAGTACAGCCAGAGCGATGGGAATACGTGGAAGCCGGGAAGAAGGTCAAGGTCAATGGCCGGACCTTCCAGGGTCCGATTCGGGTCCTTCGTGCTGGTGAGATGATTGAACACAGCTTTGTTTGGCGTGGTGCCGACAAGAAAGCGAATTCGAAGATTGCGGCTGAAGCCGCTAGTTTTGGCAAGGAGAATGCTATGCCCCCAGAATTTATTGAGTTCCTGAAGGCTAGAGGCAAGGATCCTGAGCAGATGGAAGAGGAAGAGGTCAATACCCTTCTCGCTGCCTGGGAGAGTGGTCGCAAGCAGGTCAAGAATGATCCTGAACCTGAGCCGAAGAAGCCTGTTACGGCCAAAGAGGATGATGGACATGACCCCAAGGTGCTTGCTGCAGAAGCCGTCAAGGCAGAGCGTGAGCGTACTGCAGGGATCCGCGCAGCATGCGCTGGCTTCACCAACCTCAGTGATGAGGACATGAAGAAGGTCAAGGATGTTGAGGCCAAGGCGCTTGACAGTGAAGACACTGTTGAGGCTGTCAATGCCAAGCTGATTGAAATTGTTCAGCAGGCACGGCCAAAGCAGCACGTTACTGTCAATGCAGGGGAAGACATGAATGCAGACACTCTTCAGGCTGCTATCCTGATGCAGACCGGCATGGGTGAGAAGGAACTGAAGGCGCATTTCAAGGACGAAACCCTTGAAGCTGCTGCCCCACACCGTGCCCTGGCACTGAGTGAGATGGTTGAGTATGTTGCGGCCATGAATGGCCACAGCCTGCCCAATGTCAGCCGTCGATCCGGTGAGTGGATCCGCGCTGCCTTCTCAACGGTTGGCCTGTCTGGGATCCTTGGCAACGCTGCCAACAAGAGCATGCTCAGCGCTTACCGGGCTGTGCCAAGTGCCGTGCGCCAGGTATTCTCTTCTGCATCCCTCAACGATTTCAAGCAGCACACACGCTATCGCTTGACGGGTGATTACACCTTCCGCAAGGTCGGGGCTGATGGTGAACTGCAGCATGCAGTTCCCGGTGAACAGAGCTTCACCAACCAGGCAGACACCCATGGCCGGATCTTCCAGCTGACCCGTCAAGATATGGTCAATGATGACCTTGGCGCGTTCATGGAAATTCCTCGCCTGTTGGGTCGTGGCGCTGCCCTGAGTCTTGAAGAGACTGGCATGAAGTTGCTCCTAAGCAATCCTTCCAGCTTCTTCAGTTCGGACAACGGCAACCTGCTTGAGGGCACTGCCTACAACCTTGGCGGCAATGATGACATCGAGGCGCTTGCACAGGCTGAGAAGCTCTTGCTTGAGCAGACCGATGCAGACGGCAACCCCGTGCTGCTTGACGGTGCGTTCCTGCTGTGCCCCCCCGGCAAGAAGTCGCATGCTGACGCTCTCTACCGTTCAACTCAGGTCGTGATTGGTGGCGGTACTACCACCAAGACCCGTGCGGTTGAAAACGTCTATGCCAACAAGTTCCTGCCGATCTACAGCCCGTACCTGAGCAACACCGGCTTCACCGGGTACAGCACCACGGCATGGTATCTCTTTGCCGATCCGGCCAACGTGGCAGCGTTTGAGGTTGGGTATCTCAATGGCGTTGACACTCCAACTGTGGAAGAGGTTCAGCTTCCTGCAGAGGTCTTGGGTGTTGGCTTCCGGGGCTACATGGACTACGGCATGAAGGAGCAGGATTACCGGGCTGCCGTAAAGGTCACTGGCGTTGCTGCAGCATCCTAAGCAAGGGTTTGGGAAGCGGTAACTGACTGGTTTTGAATCCGTAAAGGAGAGACAAATGGATGCAACCTTTGTAAGTGGGCCTTCCTTTGCCTTTGACTATACGCCAGCGAGTGCAGTCACTGCTGGGCAGGTCATCGTGCAGTTGGGCCTTGTAGGCTGTGCAAAAAGCGATATTGCGGCGAACCGCAAGGGCGCATTGCACACTGGCGGGATCTGGGCATTTGCGGCTGAAGATAGCCATGCTGCAATTCCGGTTGGCACCGACATCTTCTGGGATGACGATGGCAATCCTCAAGGCGGTACTGCTGGCGATGGTTGTGCAACCACAACCGATACCGGCGTATTCCTTGGCAAGGCAGTGCCCAAGCATGATGACGTTGCAAGCGCTGATGCTTCTGCAGCAAGTGAGGCAACGGTGAACGTCGTGATGCTGGTTCCTGAAGGCAACGCTGAAGCTAGCTAAGCCACAGAAACAAGCTGACACGGGGGGCAGGGCTTTCTTGCCCTGCCCCCTTATTTGATCCAAGGGAGGAACACGATGGACGGGAAGAAGACATATCTTGGGTTGTTCCTGACTGCTGCACTTTGGGCTGTCAAGGGCTTCATGCCTGATCTGATGCCTGACAACATTTTTTGCTGCACTGCTGCCCATGACGCTGGCCCTGACAGGTGCTGGTGCCATCCACAAGCTGCAGAAGTTCGCTGTTGTCATCCGTGATGCACTCAATGAGCTAATCAAGACCCTACCCAAAGGGCCGGCAATCATCTTCCTGTGCCTGTGCCTGCCTGTACTTGGTGGCTGCACGATGCCATGGCAGGAAAGCCAGGAAGCAAAGGATGCCAGCGAGTTCAGAACCAAATCATACGGCTCTTTTGCTGCCAACATGGAGCGCATTGTTGAGGCACTGAATCAGGCCTACAAAAGGGCTGAGTTTGAGCGCATTGACCTGCTTTACCAGATGGATGTTGATGCACTGAAGGCAAACTATGCCAAGGCAGCGGTCAAAGAGCCTGACAGGCCTGATCAAGGGCAGTGCAGACGCTTGAGCAAAGGCGCAAGGACGCACAGACCAAGGTGCTGGCTAAGCTTAATGAGATGGCTCAGATCATGATGACAGCAAGGAAGGATCTGACCATTGCTGCAGAGCTTGATGGGATCATTGGCACCTATCGCAGTCAGGGCATGGACACCAAGGCAGTGCAACAGGCTGCTGCTGGGATCCTGGAGATGATCAAGGAGAAAACCAAATGACGCAAGACTATCTTGAGGGTGCGAACAACCTAGAGAACTATGAACCAGTCATGGACACGACAGAACTTGAGGCACGGATCAAGACAGTGGATGAGGCACAGGCCAAGCTTCTGATCGCAGATGTGAAGCGCGTGATTGAAGAAGGTGGTGAGGCAAAGGATGTGCTGGATCAGGTGCTGAAGCTCGTGAACCTGGGAGTGGGCTTGATCATCTAGGAAAAACATCATGGGCGACACCATCGCAGCAGCGGCAATTGCATCACTGAGCAGGCAACTCTCTAGTTTAGATGCCAACATGCAGAATGGTTTTGAGCGCCTGCATGAGCGCCACGACGAAATAGCCAGGCGCGTTGGTGCGAATGAGAAGGCAATACAGCAACTGAGGAACGATCTACCAGAGCAGCCTTGTCCTGAGCATGAAGACACCAAGAGCAAGCTTGAGGCACACCTTGATGGACACCCAAGCAAGGAAAAGACGCTTGACCTGATCAAGGTGACTGATCGCGCAAGGCGTACCTGGCTGAACATGAGCATCTATGTTGTTGCTGGAAGCATTCTTGGTGGTATGGGATTCACCAAGGCAAAGGAAATGGGGTTGCTGCCATGGCTCAAGAGTCTGCTAGGAATGTGATGCACTGCTGCATATGCAATAGAGCGCCTGCAGTGACGGCCAAGACAGATAATCGAGTCAAAGAGCTAGAAGCCCATTATGAGATCAAGCCACATGAAGCGCTTTGTGATCATTGCATAAGACAGGCAAAGATCTGGAAGCTACGGGAAAGGCAGTGTAATGGCCAAAGACTTGCTTGAGATGCTGGAAGAGGAAAAGGTCAAGGCTTCCGGCAAGAATAGAGAAATTCTGATGCAGACCATCAAGGACATCAAGAAGAACACCAAGCCAGTGCTTGAAGATGAGGTTGAGCGTGGTGGCTTCAAGTTCAAATACGCCAAGGGCAAGGGGCCGAAATGATCTATATCGACTATGACTGCCTAACAATGGATGGCTCCTTCATTATCGCCAAGCTCTCCGGCTGGGAGTGGAGCGAGAAAGAAAAGAACCCGCCTTTTAAGATCGTTTACAAGGTGCCAATGCACGAAGCGACAGATGACTATCAGGTAGAGATACTACCAAACCTCTGGGTGTGGGCAAGCGACATAGGCGCAGCACTAATAGATGGCGGGGGCGAATAAATGGCCACAGTAACGGTAGGTTATAACTCTGGTGGATCAGCGTTGGATTACACCACTAAGGCGGCAGCATACGCAGCGGCCAGCGAGAATGATACCCTTGAATTTCACTACAGCGACCAGTACGCAAACCCTATATGGCGGGATACCGGAATAGCTATTACGGCTAAGGTTGTGAGTTTTAGTGGAGGCCTAACCGGCAGGCGTACAATATTCTATACCACTGGAAACACATTCTTGTTAATGGACGGCGACCCAGGGGCAACAGCGGGCGCATGCACTCTCAAAAACCTTAACATTATTGTGCATAGTTATGGTAGCGCTAGCGGGCAAGTGTATTGGAGGCCGAATACAAACCTACCCGGCCTGAATATAGATAATTGCGTTATTTCCGGCAGCAGCTACGGAATCCGTATCATGTCTGCGGTTGAGATCAATTTAACCAATTCAATATTTATTTACACTAGTTATCGCGACCTCGTGTACTGCGCTGGTTCAGGAGTCACAGGAAACATCACATTTTGCACATTCATGTTTTCTAACAGAAGTTCCTTGCGATTGGCTAACAGTAACATTGACGTTAGAAACTGTTTATCGTTCGGCTCGGTAGACAGTGCCTTTTATCAGGCCGCCGGCGGATCATCGAGCGACTATAATGCGTCTGATGATGGGTATGCTCCAGGGTTAAATTCACGGATAAACGAGCGCTATCCAGACATTGAGTTCATCACAGAAAATGCAAACGATAAGTACCCGTTAGACTGGCGCATAGCAACGACCAGCAGCTTGGTTGGCCAAGGCGTAGCCGTTGCTGGCATCACAACAGACATAGACGGAGAGACTCGTGCAGATCCTCCGGCGATTGGGGCGTCTGAGGGAATTAGCTTTGGAAGTGCAGGCGGTGGTGGCCTGTTGGGTCATTTGGGAATGAATGGAGGCTTCAATGCCTAAGCTAGCTATTAAAGGGCTAACAGATGTTAGCATTCTACTCTTCATCCAAGATTCTTCATCGACCACCGGAGCAGGCCTGACTGGTCTGGTCTATAACTCTGCAGGGCTGACCTGTTACTATGCGCGACCAGGCGCAACTGCGGTTGCACTGGCGCTTGCCACACAGACAGTTGCCGGTGCACACTCTGATGGTGGATTTGTAGAAATTGACGCAACCAACCTACCAGGGTATTACCGGCTAGACTTGCCTGATGCTGCAGTTGCTGATGGTGCCAATAGTGTTGCGGTTGGGCTGCATGGCGCAACCAATATGGCACC